TCATATATAATAGAATCCTGGATACAGACCACATGGCCAGACAGAGCAAGAATATAGGTCCCATGTGGGTTCTCTGCTGCGAAATCCGCTACAGACATATCATCTCTGACAATGTCCCTCTCGAAGCCCTGCCTGCGCAGATAGGCTCCCCAAACAGCGTTGCTTGACGGCATATCTTTGAGCAGGTTTCCTTCAATACAGAGATTCCAATAGGTAGCGTCCCAGCTTTGGCCCAGGGCTTTAGAAATCGCTCTGACTGTGCAATCCCCAACATTACGTCCGGCTGGGTTTTCGTTGTAAAATTCAAACCGCATATTCACGCCGGTCATCGAACAACAATTCCTGCTGCCGGATGAACGCCTCCAATTCTGAAAATTTCCCCTCTGCCGCATACTGAAAACAGGTGTCAGCGGCGTTGGATATGGTCCATCCGCAGGCTACCAGCCGCTTGACAAGCTCAGACCCATTCACAAGCAAAATAACACGTCCTTTGCAACAAAAATAAGGAGTCCGTGAGGAGGACTGCGACGTGTACAGCCCTTGAATCCTCACGTCCTCCATGTCTCTATTGTCGCATAAAAAATCCCCGCATGGGTGGCATCCATGCGGGAGTTGTGTGAAGTTATGTGAAAAGAATAATGAGCTGTCTGGTTGTGACAAACGGCTCACTTCCCTTTTCTGATAAGGCTATATAGGTTATGTGATAGTTAACTTGAAATCTACAAATTCAGAAACATGGGCGTACATCCTTCAACAAACATATTGGATGGCATCTCCATATCTCCTATAAACTTATTAAAGCCGTTTCGCTGGTAAAATGAAACAGCTTCTGGCACAGAATATAAAACAACATGGCTTGCTCCGCATACAGACTCAGAAATTTTATATATCTCCATTATCAAATAGCATAGACACAAGTCACTCCAGTGTTGTTCTCCGGATTCATCTGTTAAGAAAACCTGGTGTTGATACCTCTCATCTATAGCAAAAATCTTAACTTCAATAGCTGGAGTAATATTAAACCTTGTCCGGGAATGAACTATAATACCGCTGCATGATAATGACGCTATCCCTATAAGCTCTTTCTTATCGGCATCCGCCCAGAAGCAATAGGAAACAGCGTCACTATCTGTGAGCAAATTCTCTTCAAAATACTTATCAATTTCTTTGTGACCACATTTGAAGGAAACCCCTCTGATGTCATCTGATGTCGCAGATAGACAAATCATTTGCCAGAATCACATTCCTCTTGTAATATGCGAATTTGCGCATCCAGCTGTTCCAGTCGCACGGTATCTCCGCTTTCAGCTTCTGCTTTCCTCACCTTTCGAAAGGCGTTCAGAACAGCATCCGTTTTTTGTGTTAGTATTTTAGCGTCTTTTGCATCAATTCGAAAGGCCGTTTTAATAGGTGCTGCCAACAGTGCCATTTGAAT